ACCGCCTACATACTCAACTGACACTTTCATGATAGAACATCCCTCGTCACCGATGTGACGCAATTGTATTGGACACGAGGAACTAGTTCGAAAATACGGTGGAGTTTTCGGCTAGATTGGGTGAAAGTTTTCGCTGCCCCTTGAGCAGACTCCAGTTGCGCTACGGGGGCAAAGAAAAGGGTAGCAAGCTGTTAGCCTACTACCCGTTACAACCTAGTCACGATTAGGCAGCTTCGCGCTGTTCTTCACTACCGATACGTTCGACAGCATCTACCAGCATACCCAAGGAGACTCCTTCCGTACCGATCAACACTTCGAGCAGTTGGTCGGCTGACATGTCGCCTTTCTCGGGATTCATAGCCGCCTTGACAGCTTGCTGTACTTTCTTGGCGTAGTCGGGCGCTTTTGTTTCCATCTCGACATTGTTCGACCATGCCCAGATGTCGTTCCGTTCATCAGCAAGCCACGCTTCGACTTCGGCCATCTTCTCGTCATACTTCTTCTTGTTCTTGCCGCCGAAGACCAGAGCTTGCCGTTCTCCTTCACCCTTGACGGCATAGTCTTTCACCGTTTGGAAGTTGGATTTGTGAGGCAGAAAATGGGCGAAGTATTGGATGGCAATACGATGGTTGATCGGAGTGAGGACGAACGTACCATCTTCGTTCTCGCCCAACAGTGCATTGACGGCACGGATATCTTGAGTTCCCAGCACGAAGGTCAGCAAGTCACGAGACAGCGTAGCCAGACCAGCTTTGGTGATACGTTCCGCAGATGCTACTTCGGCAATGGTAGCCATGAGTGATTCATGAGTGAGTTTTGAGTTAGAAGCCATGATGATTCTCCTTTGATTCGTTAAGTGGTGCCAGAGCACACCTCCCACTTTACACTAGCTGATTCACAATGTCAAGGTTCGCTTAACATCATGCGCTAGTGTAAAGCGAGCTATGTTCTGTGCTTACATAGTTAGCGCTATCGAACAACGATTGATTGATACCAGTTAACTAGGATCTGGTAAAAATCGACACGTTGCCGACCTTATAAATGGACTACTAGTAGGTTATACGGTTTCCCGCACGCCTTGCCAGATGTCCGCTATCGATGTTAAAGAACATAGCCTAATGGCTACTGCTCCAATAAGACAAACGCTGTAATCGTAGTGGCTGGAACGCCTTCTTTATAATAGCCTTTCGGCATCACTACCCGCACACCACACGATGGAGCCTTTCACTCCAAGAGCTGTCAATCGTTGCCGGACACTTGTTTATAAGCCTATCGCTACCCACGTCACCACTAGTTTTCGTCTGTCTCATACTTACCTAGTATGACGAGGGAGACTACTTACTAGTATCTTCGGGACCAACGATGCCGAGCCGACGATTGCACACTTCGTGCTGTGCTTCACGCTTGTCAGATTGTTAAAGAGCGACTACTACATGGCCAATGCTACTACTGGCAACATACCATGTCAACCACTAAATTGTACATGATTCTCAATGGCTACTGATTGGTAAAAGGATCGCCAGCCCTACCGTCGAGATTATATTCGCATACAACATAAGTATGCTACATTGGAGGGCTCACTCACGTCCGTCATTGCCCACCTGTGCTTACAGCTTACAACATGCTACACTTGATTGTCAAGGCCCTACTAATAACTGTTTCATCCTTGACTGCACTCGGGAGGAGAGCGTACTTCTGTTTTCTCCTTCATGCCTTGCTACCATCTTACACTTGCTAGTCTTTCTTGTCAAGGCTAGGTTACTAGAGCCGCTGCCGGATAATAACCTGTAAGAGAGAGCCCTAGGGTTTTAACGTCTTTATCCTTGACTGATTGGCTATCTCTTACTGCCTTGCTTCACACTCTACACTTGCTATCGGTCGATGTCAAACTCTTATTCCCGAAAGCCTGTTGGCTATCTGTCTAGCTATCGATCAGCCGATGAAGAGCATTGGAACATACCTTGAGTATGGATTGCAACACTTTATTTGAAGAACAAGCGAATAATAGCAACCTTCATTATATGCATTCACACACGCGGCTAACACACTAGGACACGACTATCAACAGGTGCCGCTAGGCGTCGTTAGTATATCACGCTGGCTACGCCAGCACACACTCCATAACCTATTGATATGTAAGGGAAAATACCCGGATGAGACATTGGTCGAAGGTTGGAGAAATAGCTGGAGGGCATTGTGCCGAAGGCGTCAATAGCTTTTACCTATGAGCTTGAGGGGGTGGGCAAGGGGGCATAGGGGGGTTGCTATTAGTTGCATTGCCCCTTCATAATTTCTAGCAGAAATGCTAAGATACGAGCCCCTCAATATTTTCTCACAGAAATAGCCAAGTTTGCCCATAAGTTATTCTCCCCGTAAAGAAAGAGGGTCATACTAGGGGACGCTCTAGTATATGTGTTGGCGAAGCCAACGTAAATAGCTGCTATACGCAGAAAAATGTTAACACATAAAGGAAACAGTAAATGTCAATTGAACTTGATGATATCGGTAGTGGGTTTAGCAGAGGGAAGATCAACCTCAACTTCCAAAGAATTGAAGACTATATTAACGACAATCTTCTACACAGAGACGGAGTAGAGACAGGCCAAGCTAACCAGATGGAGAATGATCTTGATCTAAACGGTTATGCTTTGTTGAATGTAAGTGTAGATGTAGAAGATCCTTCATCTCTTCTGACAGTAGGAGATGGTGATAGTCGTTATATCAATACGACTGGGGACAGTATGACTGGGGGGCTTAGTGTTCTCCAACCAACACAAAACTCACACCCTATACGTAGGGATCAATTTGATACAGAACACAATGAGCGTGTTTCTCGTGAGAATGAAATTGAAGATAATTACCAAGCTTCAGATGCTAGTTTGCAAGCACAAATTACAGAGGCTTCCCCCATTGCAGCGGCTGAGCGTCCAGCAATTCAATGGCACTCTCAGATTATCGAGAACTCAATGGTAATCCCCGATAATGTCAATGCCTTTTCCGCTGGTCCTGTAATGACGTTGGCGGATGGCGTATCAATCACGCTTGGCGACAATTCAGTTTATACACTTTTGGATGGAGTAGAATATGCCTAATGCAATTTGGCGCTTGAATGCGGTTGAAGACAAAGATAGCGGTCGCCGTGTAGCTATTGACGATATCATAGATGGCTCATCCGTGGTTACGTCAACCGGCGAGAAGACGTTGGTGGAGGCGCTGGATAGTCGGGTCATTTATGTTGAAACCGTAGATGATCTAAAAGCCCTTCCTATATCTGGAATTGTAGAGAACCAAGCCGCAAGAGTTACTACAACCGGACGCGCCGGGCCTTTTGCATGGAAAAGTGGAGACATGTCCGCAAGCGTTGGTACAGATCCTAACGAGGGTGTGTGTGTTGCACCGGAAGAGGATTCTACTGGCGCATCAGGAGCCTGGTTTAGACGCGTAGAAGGTGCGGTTAATGTCAAGTGGTTTGGTGCCGAGGGTAGAAATAATAGCGCCGTGGATGACTACGGACCTATCCAGGCGGCTATTAATTATGTGTGCGCTACGGGTGCGCCAAATGGATATGCGAACGTAGTAGGTGGCTCCGTATTTATTCCGGCTGGCACGTACTGGACAAATGATACAATAGAAATCCCACCTGAGTGTGGCATCACTTTAAAAGGCGAAGGATGGGGAAATACTGTAATTCGACTTAATGTCGATGGAAAGAATGTTCTTAATGCTTACGGCAAGACACCAGGGACATCAATAGAAGGGATTTTGTTCGCTTCATCTAAAACGGGAGTCTCTGGAATTAATATCGCTGGAAATGGTATTAGTGTTCGCAACTGTTGGATGTCTACTCAGAGAGGCATACAGATCGGCGTTGATGGACTCGCAACCGATATAATCATAGCGGACTGTGGATTCGATCAGTGCCTGGATTATGCGTTTTACATCACGGGAGATGGCTATCCTAGGACAATAGCATGGCAAGGCTCTCACACCATCTTAATTACAAACTGCTGGACATTTACGGGGCTTGCTGGAACGCTGACGTTGGGCGGATACGGTACGTACATCAAGGGCGTCGATGGCGTCACTATCTCATCAATGCCGCACCAGTATCACGGCTATAACGCAGTGAGAATCGAAGATGCGCTTGATATAGAGCTGATCGGGCTAAATCTTATCGGGTCTAACGATGAGCGACAGGACGCATCGTACAATGCATTGCGCGTCTACGGCGGAACAGTTGGAACATCAGTTATCGTTAATGGTGGAGCCATCCGAAAGTCTCCGCGAGCTGGTCTTGACGTGTATACAGGTGCAAGAGTTACGTGCTTGGGTACAGTGTTTGAAGGAAATGCAACAAATACGACAGCAGCGGATGAGTGGCGCTGTGATGTGAGAGCCCGTGACTGTAATTTGACGCTCTCCTGCTGCCGATTTGTATCCGGCGATAATCATTATGCAAATATAATGTTCACTGGGTCTGATGATACTGTGAATTCTGTCCTCAACGTGAACTCATGTTCATTTGACAACGCGCCCAGGAAGGTTATCCGTGCCTACAACGTAGGAAGTGGTTCTCCCAAGGTGGCGCATTTCGACAATAACATCATCACAAACGCTAATCGATTAGGTGATGCATCAACTATCATCGTTGACCTGGGTGCGCATCGATCGGCTGCGAGAGTTTCAAATAATACGATAGAGTGTGATATAAATCCGACATATTGGTGCGCATCGTCGGGCTCTAATTGTTATACAGGTATTGTGTATAGCAATTTTGCACCGGGAGGCATTTATTTACAATCGCCTTCTTCGCATATCTATGATAATATCAGTTATTAAATGTATAATGAATATAGATAGCTGGTTTTTTTCTACTTCGCGGGATATGCGCCTTTTTGCGCATCGCCGCAGAACTGCTTTCCGTGGGTGCCTGGCTCGTACGGCAGCGCCCATCCCTAACCCAACCACACCACCTCAACCCCCATCTCCACCAACATCTGCCGCCCTAACTCTGCGCTATTGAACTCCGCAGGCTTTGTCGGTTTAGGAGGATGAAGTATGTCTTGGTATGACAAGCTCTTAGAAACAGCAAAGGATGTAGCCCAAAATCGAAAGGAGGCCCTCGAAAGGGGGCTTCCCTTCTACGTCTCAGAGAAGCCTTGTAAGTATGGACACCTAAGCCCTAGGTACACAAGCAGCAAGAGCTGTCGTGAGTGTACGAAAATCCAGTCGGATAGTCGGTATATTGAAAACAAAGAAAATATCCAGAAACAACAATCTGAATATCGGGAGTTAAATCGAGAGAAAGAACGAGGACGCGGTAGGAAGTGGCGGCAAGAGAACTCCGACCGTAAAAGAGAGTACAATCGCAAGTGGAAGAAAGAGAACGTTGCGAAGAATCGATCTTACCGGGCTAAACGAAGGGCTACTCAGTTAAAAGCTACACTCTCTCTTGGTGAGTCTTATCAGAAAGAGATAGAGTTATCCTATGAGATTGCTTCTTGGTACGACGAACCCATCCATGTAGATCATATTGTCCCCCTTCTCGGAGAAAATGTATGCGGCCTGCATGTTCCGTGGAATTTACAACTTCTCTCCGCCGAGGAGAATATGAAAAAGGGAAACCGGTATGAGCTGGTATGAGAAACTATTAGAGGTGGGAAAAGATGTCGCACCAACCTTAGCGGGTGGGGCTGCTACAACTCTAAGTGGGGGCAATATCGGAGCAGGAGCCCTTGTAAGCTCGATTGTAAGTAAAGTAGTAGGGCAGAAAGGGGTAGACCTTGAAGAAGCCTCAGAAATGATTCTGAGCGATCCTAACAAGGTAATGGAATTCAGGTCTAGGATGCGGGACGCTGAGATCAAGGAACTGGAGATAAGAACTAAGGATGTCCAGTCTGCTAGGCAATTGGTTTCTACCAGCAAGGGGCCTATTGTCCTTTCCACAATTGTCACCGTAGTCTTTGCTCTTATTCTTGGCCTCATTATGTTTGTCTCTATTCCTGCTGCGTCACAAGCAGTAGCTTACATTCTTGTAGGTACATTGGGGGCGGCATTCAGTCAGGTCATTAACTTCTGGTTAGGCACTTCACTTAGCAGCAAAGATAAGGATGCCACTATCCAAAGATTTAGTGACGCAGCTAAAGCAGATCAAGAAACACGCCGACAACAGCCATCTGGTTTGTATAACAACATTAAGAAGTGAGCTTATGAATATTGACAAGAGTAAGTTTACAGCGTCTAATGGTAAGCTCATTACCCAAGGTCTTTTCCTTGAGATTGAGTATAACCCCGACAAAGCTGTATTCACCCTGAAAGATTACGACTATACATACGAAGGTAAAACCTTCTACAGCCTTAAGCGTTTGTACCTAGCGGCTGAGGATGTTGTAGAATACAATTTCGCCACTACGTATTTGCTTAGCTGGGATCATTGGCTGCGTATGTGTTCCAATAAAGTGTTGCAGAAGCATATCGAAGAATGGCGTACAGAATTGGAACTTAAAGTTCGATCTACAGCTGTGCGCTCTATCATTGATATGTCCGCAGAAGACAAGGGATTCCAAGCGGCCAAATTCCTCGCCTCCCGAGGTTGGCAGTCTAACCCTGTAGGTAGGCCCAAGAAAGATACTAGCGAGCATGACAGACGCGTAGAGGCCGCTATGGACAGGGAATTCTCTGAGGATGCAGATCGACTTTGGGAACAAATGAACAGTAGGGATTGAAAATGAATCTATCAGAGCGAATTGACCTTGAACCGTGGCAGAGGGAGGCTTATCGTCGTGTAGAGAAAATGCCAACAAAGGCAAGAGAGATAAGAGAGCGTGCCTTGGAGGATTTGTTCTTCTTCGCTCAGTTGGTAAATCCCGGATACATGTACGGACAAATCCATAAGGATATTTTCCGGTGGATGCAAGACTATAGCTTGTTTGGGCAAGATGAATACTCCACCTCAAATAAGCTCATCATGCTCCCTCGTGCCCACTTGAAGAGCCACATGGTAGCGGTATGGTGTGCTTGGATTACTACCAGACACCCTGAGATCACAATCCTGTATGTTTCTGCTACCGCAGAATTGGCGGAGACTCAGCTTTTTGCCATTAAGAATATCTTGGGGTCTACGAAGTACAACCGATACTTCCCTGAGTATATCCATCCGCAAGAAGGGAAGCGAGCTCGTTGGTCTACTACCAAAATGACAGTAGATCATATTGCGCGTAAAGAGCAAGGTATTCGAGACGCTACAATTGCAACAGCAGGTCTCACTACAAACACGACTGGTTGGCACGCTGATATCATTGTAGCGGATGACTTGGTTGTACCTGAGAACGCCTATACAGAAGACGGACGAGAGTCAGTCACTAAGAAAGCCTCTCAGTTTACCTCTATCCGTAACGCTGGTGGCTTTACAATGGCATGTGGTACTAGATACCACCCCTCTGATATCTATGCCGTCTGGAAGCGTCAGGAGTACGATATCTTCAATGCTGACATGGAGGTGATGGATCGTCGTAAAGTTTGGGAGTTCAAAGAGTACGCAGTAGAAGAAGATGGTATATTCATCTGGCCTCGTACTGTAAGACCCTCAGACAATAAAGCTTTTGGTTTTGATCCTAACACCCTTTCCCGAATTAAGGGGGAGTATGAGGACCGAGTTCAGTTCTTTGCTCAGTATTATAACGACCCTAACGATCCGGGTTCAGAGCGTATCACCTCTGATAAGTTCCAATACTTCGATCCTAAGTATGTACGTAGGCACGGGGGTAATTGGTTCTTTAAAGACAAACGACTGAATGTCTATGCCGCAGTAGACTTTGCCTACTCTCTCTCTAAGGCTGCTGACTTCACAGCGATTGTTGTGATTGGTATTGACTCAGAAGCAAATATTTATGTGCTGGATATTGAACGCTTCAAAAGCGACAGGGTAATCGACTACTTCAAAAGGATTAAAGTTCTTCACTCGCGATGGAACTTCAAAAAGATTCGTGCGGAGGTTACAGCTGCCCAGCAGATCATCGTAAATGACATCAAAGATTATGTACGGCAAGAGGGGCTCAGCCTTTCTGTAGAAGAGTATCGGCCTTCTAAGAAAGAAGGTTCTAAAGAAGAGCGTATGGCTGCTACTTTGGAACACCGATATGAGAATTTGAAAATGTGGCACTTCCAAGGGGGTTACACACCAACTCTGGAAGAAGAACTGGTTCAAGCCAGACCTGCCCACGATGATGTAAAGGACGCTTTGACTTCAGCTATTGGTATTGCTGTTAAGCCTAAGTCCTACCGCACACAAGAAGATGTACTGGACATGTTTAAGTCTGGTCCTAAGATCAATTCAAGATTCGGGGGCGTTGCCTTCAATTAAGGAGAATTAAATGGCGAGTAAAGTAGCCGAAATTGCAGAAGCGTTTGTTCAAGATGGACCAGCGGGGTGGATAGGCAATCTCTGGGACCAGTGGAACAATCAGCGTGCAGAGAAGGTAGCAGAGTGGCTGGAGCTTCGAAACTTTGTATTTGCTACAGACACATCCACTACTACCAATGCATCTCTTCCTTGGAAGAACTCAACCACAATCCCTAAGCTGTGCCAGATCCGAGACAACCTCCATTCCAATTACAAATCAGCACTCTTCCCTAATGATGAGTGGCTTACATGGAAGGGTTACTCTCAGTCAGATTCTGTTCTTGAGAAAGCCTCGGCTATCGAGTCTTATATGAAAAACAAGAATCGTCAGTCTGGAGATCAGGTTGAGATTAGTAAACTCTTGTACGACTATATCGATTATGGGAACGCATTTGCCATGCCCACCTTCGAGAGCCGCTATAAGGAGCTCTCTAATGGACAAAAGGTTCCAGACTATGTTGGCCCTAAAGTAGTTCGTATTTCGCCCTTAGACATCGTATTTAACCCCATAGCGTCGTCTTTCAGAGAATCCCCCAAGATCGTTCGCTACATCCGAACTATTGGGGATCTCCGCCGTATGGCCATGGATAACCCCGAGCAATCCTTCTGGGAAGACGCCCTGAAGAACAGGGAGCAGTGGAGGGAGCGCATGGGCTCCTACACTAAAGAAGATTTCAACAAGGCTGTTGCTTACTCAGTAGATGGCTTTGGATCTCTGTATGAGTATCTTCAGAGTAACTACGTTGAAATTCTAGTGTTCTATGGAGACTACCATGACGTGGAAACGGGCGAGTTGCGTACTAATCAGCAAATCACTGTTGTTGACCGTTGCTTTACTGCTGACGAGCGGGATATTGAGTCTTGGTTTGGCCATGCTCCTATCTACCACGTTGGTTGGCGCTTTCGTCCCGATAATCTATGGGCGATGGGTCCACTAGATAATCTGGTTGGTATGCAATACCGTATCGATCACCTAGAGAACCTTAAGGCTGACGCTCAAGATTTGATTGTGCATCCTCCGTTGAAGATCATCGGCGAGGTTGAAGAGTTCGAATGGCGTCCGGGTGCTGAGATCCATATCGATGAGAATGGTGATGTAGCAGAAGTCTCTAGCAGCATGAATGGTATCCTGTCAGCCTCTAATGAAATTCAGATGCTAGAAGACCGTATGGAGGCGTATGCAGGCGCTCCGAGGGAAGCTATGGGTATCCGTACCCCCGGAGAGAAAACGGCCTTTGAGGTACAGCAGCTTCAGAATGCGGCTGGTCGTATCTTCCAAG